ATCTTGAGAACTCTTATACGCATTAGTCGCCTTAGTTCCCATTAAGTTCGCTAAGCTATCAGAAATATTTGAATCGGCACCAAATCCAGTTTTATAAAAATCTTGTTCGCCCTGCATTCCTATTCCCTGAGCGCCCATGACATTTTTAAGCCAGTTTTGCATATCCATGCCAAGCAACCCTTGAGTGATTCTCTGTTGCTCTGCTTGCTCTGCTCCACCGCCACGCTGACCGCCTGCCGCTGCTGCATTGGCAGCTGATTGACCCATTAAATCTTGCTGATACTGATAACCTTCGGATGGCTTATAATTAGACATAATATTGTTAATATAACCCATTGGGTCATTAACCATACCGCCATAAACACCCTCTAGCATGTTGCCAGCTCTTCCGCCTCTATCAGAATAAGAACCTAAGTGCTTTTGCAGCAAATCTGGAATCTGGTCTAAATATTTATTAGCAGCATCTTCACCACCACCACCAAAAAGCATATCAAATAAACTCATGTTGTAACCTCTTATGCGCTTGTTATCGTCTGAACTACGCCCGGCGCAGTTAATACTTTTAATTTTGATATGGTTGTATCAAACCAAAATGTGCCAACCGGCGTGCTTGTCTCAGATGCTAAATCATTAATCTGTGTAGTTGTCTTATTAACAGCAACCATGCCGTTATTTGTTACATTGCCGCCGCTTGCTATGAATGTATAAATAACTTGATTTAAAAGATTAACAACAACATTTAGCGTTTGAAACAAATCATCATTATAAAGATGTGATTCAGTTGTTAACTTGCCGTTCTTATCAACATATTTCATATCATAAAAAACCGGGGTACTTGGTATTGTCATGTTGTTATATCCGCCAAACTATCGTTAATTACAAATCTCTGCATTCCAGAAAACTCTAGTTGCACAGTAAATTCATTAGCAAAACCAAGTCTATGCCAACTTATCATGTTTCTATAATGACCTTCAGCATTCAAGTATCTGCGAACCCCGCCGCTAAATGTTTGAGCGCCGTTCTTACTTATAGACATATCAACACACGGCCTATTTATATTAGTAGCACAAATACCATCTTCGCCCTGCATTTCTGCCCCGCCTTCACTTATCATGACATTACCGTCTTCAGTTATCATAATATCAGTGCAATTAGATGAATCAATACGCATTTGAGGAAAGCTATTAACACCTTGCTCCATAACAAATACTACTTCATTAACTCTAAACGGCTTTGTGCTACCTTGTCTTACTGTATTACATATTCTAATGCGCGGGATATTATGACCCTCTACATCACCAACAACATTGATTTGATCAATGATATTAGTGTCCATCTGATAAATAGAACCTTCGCTTAGTGATGCAAAATATGTTTTTTCTTCAAAGAAAACTACTTGTCTGGCCGGATGATAGTTTAATCTCCAATCTGTCACATGAAAAAACTTGCTCGTATTAAAGTCATAAACTAGAGATAGATTGTCAGCGCTATTATAGAAAGTAAGCTGGTAGAATAAATGGCCGTCTTGCTTGTAAAAAAATGCGGTTGATTGTTCAGGGAATTGTATTTCTTGCAATTGGTAATTTATACCATCCGTTGATATTTGCTCAATGTTTGAACCATCAGTAAACATAATCGTCGGTGAGTTGTTTTCATTTTGCCCAAGCCAGCAAACTAATGTATCAGCGCACGCAATTGTTGATTTACTTACGCAGCCTGAGTTGATGTTAAAACTTGAGTTTCTTCTGTAGTTCTCGCTTCCGCCTACTTGCGTGTAGACTTCAGAAACTGCGCTGCCAATTGCTATTATATTGTTACCACGCCCGGGTATGCGATGAACTGCCAAACATACATCCGGTTTTGTTTGAATTGAAAATGTACCGCCTGCGTTCGATGCAAGTTGTACTATTTCTGTGTCATTTAGAAATTGATAAACAAACCAATTTTCAGGGTGTGGCTGCGTTGGCTCTTGAGCTATTAAAAAAAAACTATTGTGATATGAAACAAACCCTGGCGCATATGCAAAGTTTTGCTTTGTTAATGATTTGTTTGACCAGTTATAAATATAAGCATCAATACCGTCAACTATACATATCTGACTTGATAAGTTCTCATCCATGAACACTTCACCAGTGCTAGATGATAAATTGCCAACTTTAATTGAGCCAATGCCAGTTGTTATTTTATAAACACTTGAGCCGACAACGTATATTAAGAAGTCGCCGCGGATACTATGAAATAAGCCTCGCCCCTCTGAGTTTGCATTTATTTCTAATACTTTTTTAAATCCAGGGTATGACACAAGCCAGTCATCAGAAATAAACATGTTGTAAGTTTTTTCTAATGATATTTTTGGGTATCTTCCAAAAGTGCTTGAACCCACAATTTTTATTTCTGCTTGCGTTTTAGGCATTTTAATCCTTAAAAACCATCAAGTTGTGTATCCTCTGAACAAATTTGCCCAAGCCCAGCTCCCGCCGTTTCTTTTGTGAAGCGTTGAACTTTTTCTAATATGTAAATCCAATGGTCTTGATTTCTTACTTATATAGCCGTAATACTTGTCATGCTGCTTTAGAACGCCCCTCGGTATTTCCATCGAGTACTCGTCACATATTTTACAAGCTAATGCGTATTTTAAATAAGTAATGTAAAACTGGTCTAAAGTTAAAGATAAGTCCTGGCCTTGAGTGACATTATTTAATCTAAAGATGCCTTTTATTTCTGCTACATATGATGAGTTTGGTTGGAAATAAATATAAAGCCTTGCTCCGCCATATTCTCTTTCCATAAACCAGCAAACCGGCAATGACTGTATATTATTTACTCGCACGCTTCCAAAGTATTGATCACGCGGTGTTTGCTGAACCGGAAATCGAACGCTATCAATTGTAAATGTCAGCGTGTCTATTTCTATTAAGTCTTCAATATAATACTCTTCTTGCCCTTGAACAAGATTTAGTTCATATGTTGATTCATATGGCACCATGTCACTATCAATAGTTTTCTCAGCAAGTATTTCATTCAGCCATTCAATACCGTCAAAGAGCTGTTGCCCGCTTACTGTTTCAAACTCCCTGGATACAATACCGGAAGCGTAAAACGCCCCCGATACTAATTGATTGACTGTGTAAGCCATTACAAGTAATCCTCAAACCCCATTACCAAGATAGTAGCAGCATCAGAACCGTTGCTTACTTTGTATTCAATTTGCGGAACACCGGAAACTAAAGAGCAGGGCGCAATAGCATCGCCAACTTGTGCAGCAGCAACACCATAACCAAACCGAACAACGCCGTTTGTTGCAGAGCTTCCGCCCGGAATTAATTGTAATAGGTTAGTGGCGCTTGCAGGTGTATAAGCAACATCTAAAAATACACGTGTAGCAATTGGCGGCACACTTGTTGCTAAATCAATTGCTGTGTAAGTTGTTTCGTTACCTGCCGATAACTCAGAAATACCAACGTCGTAATAATACGCGCGAGTTTCATTGGAGCCAAATTGATAAAATTCTAGCAAGTCTGCAGAGCCATCAGTCAACACCCAGCCAATCCTTCTATAAACATCATAGCCGGACGGCAAGAATGGTGCGGCATTAGATGCTAACGACAATAAACCAGCCGGCTCATTGTATTTAGTTGAGTCAGCAATAACGTATACTGCATACATTGAGCTAGCAGCCAAAGCAGCTAAATCAACACCGTTAGCGCCAACAGCTCCGCCATTAATAGCTAAAGCTGAGTTGACAATAATATCAACAACATTTGAAGAGTCACGAGCAGCACCAGCGGCAACAGCTACATAAGCATCATCTGTTCTAGATAACTCTAAACCGTTTACATAAAGTAGACCGGCATTTACGATTGGTTGTAAAGATGACATGTTTTAAATCTCCTTAAATTTTCGAACCCCGCTAAAATGGTGAAAGCGGGGGTAAACGGTTCACATTACAACGGTATTGCAATCTTCATTGAGTAATCAGCGGCCAATACTCGTCCCCAGATGCAATCGTGTACCAAACCTTGTTGGTTTTGACCAAACAAAGTACCGTAGTAAGTACGAATTGATGCGCCACTGTCAGGGTCAGTAGTGATTGCGCTATCAAAAGGTCTTGGTTCAGGCAGTCTTGGCATAGCCATGAATAGCGGATTACCAGACATAATCAAACCGCATCTGTGTGATGGTAAAACGGTACATTGCATGCCCGGTACAATTGCAGTATTGATGTTTTGATTAGCGCCAGCATTGGCTTGAAGTGGTGGGTTAACTGTAACGGTAACTTGACTTGCACCAGTTGAGCCAGCGTCAGCAGTTGCTTGAAACTGAACCGGAGACTGTGACTGTTTATGTCCGATGAACGTCAAGAATCGCATATTTGTGCGACCTGAAACGCCATCTTCAAATTTAAAGCTATCATATTGTTTTACTGAGTCAGCATCACTTGCAGAATCACAGCCAGAAAATGTAATTGCAGTTACGGCGCCGTTTGCGTCTAAAGTTGTAGATACAACAGTTAAAGTAGAACCTGCTTGTCCTTCAGTTCCAGCTATATGAATTGGCAGCAAGTTAGACTCATACCAGTTGCAGCGTGAGAATTCGCCGATTTCCCAGCTCATTGCTTCGCGATTGTTTCTATCTAAAGCAAATTGATTTAACCCGCTATTAACAACCCTTGGAACAGTTAAGTTATCTAAATACGCTTTAGTATCCATTTTAGCAGCGCCAAAATCTCTAAATAGAGCTAGTGCGTTAGCTAGTTGCGAGTAACTGGAAATTGGAGTTACGCCGTCGCCATAAAATCGGTATGGAGTTGTTTCACAAACTTGTGCAACGTTTGATTCAACTTTTGTGCCGAGTTCTGCAATAGCATCACGACCGTACTTTTCCATGAATTCGCGAGCATTGAAGATAAATTCTTGAGCTGAGAACTCATAAGATACGTTAGCAGCTTGATCACAGCTAAGCGATAAGCTTCTATCAACTACGTTTTGAAAACTAGCTACAAGTGTATTTGATGATACAAAGCGGCTGGGTTGATCTAAAAGAATAGTAGAGCCGAGTTGCTTTTCTACTTTGTCGAAGTCTTTAAACTTCATATTTGCAGTGCCGATAAAGGGCTGACTGTTTAATAATAATGCTAAACCGGACTCATTGTAAGTTTGTACTGCTTGTAAGACGTTAGTTGTCATGTTATTGCTCCAAAAAAATTAGCTAACAAGCAACGATTAAATATCGAAAAGCAGTACTACACGATGACTAAAATATTAAGCTTTTAGCCATGGCTGATTGCGATAATCTCTAATCGACATTTTCTCATTGCTTCCTGAAATTCTAGAGGGCTGCATTCTGTCGAGTGGAGCTTGAGTTCCTTGATTTTGAGCTTCTTGCATTGCTGCTCTATTAGCTGTAATGCTTTCGCCCATCTTCAACAACTCTTTTTTAGCTTGATTCGGTGAAACTTTAGATAAATAGTCTATGTTTGCAAGCTTAGTACCGTTTTTAGATAACTCATACATAATATCGGATGCGTTATCCATGCTAGCTACTAAGTAAACAAGTTGAGGAAATGCGCTCGGGTCAAAATCTTTCATAACATCTGAAAAATCTTGATACCGTTCAGCTCCTTGACTCATTTTTGTTGTGTATGTATCTGCAATTTGTCGCATTTCATTTTCAAGAGCGCGTTGCTGCATCTCTTGATTAAAACGCTCTTGTATTTGCTGATACAAAACATCTTGATCAATTTCTTTAGCTTGCCCCGGATAAGCTGACTTTTCTATTTCTGCAAGACGCTTGTTAAACTCAGCTTCTGCTTGTTTTCTAGCTCTTTCCGCGGCTTCTGCTCTAGTTCGACCAACAAGACTATTTACTTCACTTTGAGACAACATTTTTTCACCTTGCTCTTGCGCTGGTGTTGTTTGCTGACCCATTTCTTCACTTATCATTTCTTCACTCATTGCAACTTCTCCACATTTTCCGCGTGACCGTGATTACCTAATTTCGATTAGTTCGCCGATTTTATCCGCATCGGAGCGTATAGACCCGCATTTTAGCGGTAATTAAAACACAATAATTATATATTTAATTCAATTTTAATAGCAAATGCATAAAAAGATAAAATTTACTAAAAAAAGCACCATCCTTTATCATTGTCGCATTCTTTTTGCTCTGCAACATCAAATATCAAATCAATAATACTGTTAATTAGCTGAACAAATGGGCTAATAACGGCTAAAACAGGAAACAATATAATAACTTTTACAATCTCAAGCATTATACGCTTCAAGTCTTCGCATACTTTTGAGCGATTCATTACACACCTCTGCTTCGGTCTTTCGACTTACTAAGAGTATAGCGCAGTATTATTTCTTTGCTTTAGATGATGATTTTTTCTTACTTTCAGTTTTCTTTAAAACTTTATTAGCCTCTTTATCAATCTTTGCTAATGTTGTTTTTGAAATATTACCATTATCAAACTGCTGTTGCGCTCTAGCTTTTGCATTAGCTGCATGAGTACGGCTAGGCTTACCTTTCGCGTTAGATAACGGATATTTGCGCTCTTTTTCTAATGCAAAATCAGAGTCTGGTAGTTTCTTTCTTTGTTTTGTTGTTAACTTAGCCATGCTTTCACTCTCTATCTTTTAATTTATTAAGCTTAGCTACAGTTGCTAACATATCAACTTGCGTTCTAGCATTTTCAGCGCTTAATCTTTCACGCTCTAGCTCATTATCAACTTGCGTGTTACGCACTTTTGATATCGTCTCAATGAAACTGTTTTCGACTTGTTGTTCTTTAATTGATGCATCAGACGCATAACGTTGAGCATCTACTTGCAATCTAGCCGCATCAATCTCATTTCTACTCATGCCTTGCGCTTCTTTAGCTGCTTTTTGCGCGTTAGCTTGAGCAAGCATCACATCTGCATGAGTTTTTTGCATTTGCATTTGCATAGTCTCTTGCATGATTTGCTGCTGTTGCTGCTGCTGTTGTTGCTGTCTTTGCTGCATCTCTGCTTCATATTCAACGGCTTTTTCTTTTAGCTCTTCGATACCGCGTATTTCAATGTTATCTAAAATGAATGGCATACCTTTCGCGTTGATAAATCCGGCAAAACTCTCACTTGCTTGCATCATTGATATGATTGTTTTAAGTGCGACTTCTTTTTGAATAGCAAAGTTAACGCCGGTTTCTACTTTAACGAGCATATCTTTAGAGTCGTAATTTAAATACATGTGCCCGGGCTTATTGATAATCTCATAATCACGCTTGCCACTTGGCAATAAAATC